GCTGGTGGTAGTAATAGTGCTGTTCTTAATATCCCTTATTTTAATAGGCAACCCTTTATTCAGATTAAATCAGATAATTATAATGTTAGTGAACAATCTCTTTTGAATATGGTAAATGTTTTGGTACAAGTTTTGAACCCCCTTAGAGTTGGAACTGGTAGTAGTAGTGTGGATGTAGCTGTCTTTGTACGCTTTGTAAATTCAGAATTTACTGGAAAACGAGATGGTTCGATTGGATTATTTGCTCCTTTGAGTTTTGAAGGTATGAATGTTGGTGATGCTCGCCATGAGATGGATATATTGAGTATGATTGGAACTGGTATTAGTGTTGCAGAAAGTGTAATTCGAGTAGTTAAAGGTAAGAAATCAAAAAATATGGATAATCCCCCCATAGTATCCCCCACTGATTATGTTATTCCATATGCGACTCAGAATTGGGCTAATGGAACTAATATTGCTGAACCTATTAGGACAGTGAGATTGGATCCTGTTGGTTCAACTGTGCATGGAGATGTATTGGAAAATATAGAAAGTTTGAATCAAATTTCACAAATTTTTGGTCTTCTACGACAAATAGAATGGTCTGAAAGTAATAATGCTGGTACTACTTTATTTATTATTCCTTGTACCCCTCTAGCTCCCATGAATGAGTATGTTGTTAGTCCCGTGATACCATCGCGAGAAAGCAGATATATTCCACCTGTGGGAGTTGTCGCTAGCTTATTTAACTTATATCGTGGCCCATTGCAATATCGTATGGACTTTGTAGCTAACAAATTTTATTTGGGTGGCTTGATAATGGGATATATTCCTGGAATCACACCTGCTACTATTGTTACAAACGAGATGATTAGAAATAGTGCCTTTACAACTTATTCATTGGATGCTAATAATTTATCAATTACTTACGAAACTCCTTTTATTAATGCTGCTGAATGGTATAATAGCCCTTATAGAAAAGCTTTATCTGTGGAAGATTCTCGAAAGCCTGGTTGTTTTGTGATCAATGTTTTACAAAGATTGCAACAACCTGAAAACGTTAATTCTTCTATAGCTGTGAATATTTATATGGCTGCTGGATCTGGTTTTGAGTGTGCTAATCTGACTCAACCTGCGTTGGTTGAACCAGATGATGCATACCTTGTACTCGATCCCAACTTGATTTTGACCCCGCTACAGTTTGGACAAAGATTATTGAGTTTTCCTATTGGTGAAATATTGGGTTGGGGAGATTTATCTCCCTTTATCTTAAATATTGGTACACAGTATATGACCTGGAGTTCCGTATTTCCTGCAAATTCATTTATGGTTCGTGGTACTCCTGTTCCAATAATACAAGCTTCTGATGGAAATCATGCAGCTGAATACTGGTTGGCTTTGCGACAACTAGCAAGTCCTGGTGATGGTTTTAATATTGTTATGTATGGTATTAATCAGTCTATTGTTGCTAGAAATGCAATTGAGACTGTTTTGAACGCTTTGCCTTATACTGATGCTGATTCGGATAGAACTGCTTTGGCTGCTATACCTGGATCACCGTTTGCTAGTTCTAATGGATATTTGTTCCCGAATGTATCAACTTGGACCATAGTATGGACTCAAGGTGATCCCCCTGAAACTTTGATTGTAACTGATGCTCGTCATGAAATGAGTGAGCGTGAAAATGCCCCCAATATTGTGACAAGTGTTCAACACTATGCTACTAATGGATGGGGTATGGGAAGTTTTGGTGAAGATTTTGGAAATGTGAAAGATTTGTTGAGACGACCAATTCATTTTGAAGATTTTATCTATACTGATAATTCGAGCAATAAATATCCTAATGCTTTGTTTAAATTGAAAGTGACCCCTGTACCCCCAAGACCTGAGCGAACGGATCAATTTGATTTGATTAATCGATCTTCACATACAAAAATTTTGTTATCTGGATATCGATATTATCGTGGAAGCATGAGATATCGAATAATTATGCCATATCTGCCTGGTGCGTATGCCTGGGTGCAGTATGATTCTTCTGATAAGATTGGACCTACATCCATTAACTTTCCTGTTATTGGACGTAGAACCCCTATTATGACTCATTCGAATCCTATGGATATATTGACTTTATCTGTTAATCAGATTTTGAATGTTGAAATCCCATGGTATAATCCTAATCAAATGAATTTGTTGCAAACGACGATAGAAGAAACTCTTGACACTGATCAACGAATTTCATCAGATATGGGAAGTATAACGGTTGGTGTTAACACCAATACTGCTACTGCTATACCTGGAAATTATGTGATCAATGTTTTTAGTAAAGTTGGAGATGATTTCTGTCCCTATGTATTTCAAGGATTTCCCCCTATGACTTTTAATCTTTATTTGAATCCTACCGCACCTGGTTTGTTTGAAAAGAATAAATTGTTGCGTGAGGGAATTGAACCCAATCCTGGACCTTATAATATTGGACAAAGACGTTTAATTCGACCTTATCTAGTTACTGATGCAAGACATGAAATGTTATCTAGTATGGTTGGAAAAACAGTGAAAACTAACGTTATAGAACCTATAGTTAAAGAAGTTGAGGGACAAGTCGCATCTGTTGCCGCTGATGTAAGATCTCAAATTGGAGACGTAACCAATTCTATTGGTGAAGCTCTACAAGAGATTATTGCAAAAGTGAAGAAAAGTGCTAATATAAATTTGGATTTTAATATAAACGTTGTTCTAACTGACCTCATAAGTCAGTTGGGACACTGTTTAATGAACCCCTCGTTGAAAACATTGGTATGGTCTATAATAAGTATGCTTGCTAAAATTGGTATATTATCTTTTAATTTGATTTCGAAAGCTGTTAGTTTATTCACTTCTATTTGTTCCTCCATATTTGGTATATATGAAAATGTTACCAGTACCACCCCTCAACCGGATTCTGGTGTTACTGCTGAACATAATTCTGACGATGGTCTGTTTACAGAAAACGTTGCCGAATTTTGGAGTTTGATAATTTCTTCGTGTGCTACTCTCATTGGTTTAACTACCTATAGGAAGAAAAGCGGAGATCAAATAGCTGAATCGATTTCGAAAGATTTAAGAGGCTTTACAATGACTTCAAATAGTTTGACTGGATTCTTTAAGTTACATTTAGAGGTGATTAAGAGAATATTTAGATCCCTATGCTTTTGGAAAAA